ATTCAAGGTATACAAGGTATCCAGGGTATACAAGGTACGCAAGGTATCCAGGGGTTAACTGGGGCTACGGGTGCTGGTACTCAAGGTATACAGGGTATCCAAGGCACGCAAGGTATTCAGGGATTAACTGGTGTTGGTACTCAAGGTACTAGCGGAAGTAATGGTTCCCAAGGTATTCAAGGTATAACTGGTGCTTCTGGCTCTTCTAATCTAGGTGCAAACAACACTTGGACTGGAGTTAATGAGTTTATTGTTGGTAGCAATCTAGGAATAGCAGGTGCTACTGGAGCTGAGTTAGATTATTTATCTGCTAGAGGTAATGGTACTGGAGCAGCAGTAATTAATTTTCATCGCCCTTCAGCTTTTGCAGCCTATCTCGGCTTAGATACAGATAACTTACTTCGCTATGGAGGATGGTCTCTAGGCGCAAATTCTTATAAGGTATGGCACGAAGGTAGTGATGGATCAGGCTCTGGTCTTGATGCTGATTTGTTAGATGGCTATCATGTTGGTATTTCTGGTAGTGCGATACCGTTGCTAAATGGTACGAATACCTGGAGCGGAACAAACTCATATACTAGTGTAACATATCCAATAACTTTTAGTGATGGTGCATACTTTAGATTTTATAATGGGTCTACTGGCGTAGATTGGGCATTTGGTAAACCAGATTCAACTCAATTTATTCTCTATAGAAATTCAGTTCCCTGGCTACAGTTTGATTCTTCTGGTAATCCGTTTATAAATGCAAATAAACTTTGGCACGCTGGCAACGATGGGGCCGGTTCAGGTTTAGATGCGGATACAGTTGATGGTTATCAATGGTCTACACTTGTACAAACTGGCTCAAATACTACCTGGCAAACATATTGGCATCCAGGCGGAGATTATTATACCACTATTCATGGCGTTGGAAATGACTTTAATAATTTTAAAAAGTCAGGATCATATCATGTAGACCATGTCGCCTCTAATCACCCCATTTCTGGAGCGTATGGATATTTAAGAAATTGGCAGCACCAAGGTGCCAATTATACTTTACAGGAGTTTACCACTTCTGGCAGCCCTGCTAGTACTTGGAGAAGACTGGGTTATGATAGTGGAGGTACCCAGGCTTGGACAGCATGGAACAAATATTGGTCCGACGGAAATGACGGTTCTGGTTCAGGTCTTGATGCAGATTTACTAGATGGCCTCAATAGCACAAGATTTGTACAGGGCGATACCGATAACAGGATAACCACAGCAAGTGGAAGTAACTGGAATACAGCAATGCCATCTGGCTTTGTTGAAGCAAGTAGTGCAACAAATGCTCCCACTGCTGGAACATGGTATTGGGGTATAAATGTTCGTCACAGCAGTACTGGTAATCACTATGGCTGGCAATTGCTTGGCCAACAGAATACTCATAATTACTATGCTCGCTACGTTGAAAATGCTGCCTGGTCATCTTGGGTAAAATTTTGGCATGATGGTAATGACGGTGCTGGTTCAGGTCTTGATGCCGACCTTTGGGATGGATATAATTTTAGTGACTACTTAAATCAAGCGGTAAAAACTACTTCAAGCCCACAGTTTGAAAACCTTAATTTATCTAAAACTTCTGATGTTGGATTAGTTCTAAACTCAAACTATCCATACATTCAATTGAACGATTCGGACGGAACCGCTAATAGTAGATATTGGCGCTGGGATGTTGGAGGAAACACTTTTACTCTATATGCCGTTAACGATGCAAATACTGTATTTACAAATGCATTACAGGTTACAAGATCTGGAGCAACTCTTACTAATTTTACGTATGCTAATAATACGGTATGGCACGCTGGCAACGATGGTGCTGGTTCAGGTCTAGATGCGGATTTACTAGATGGAGTTAATCTAGTAACAATAAGCGAGTCTCTTAGGGCCAATAGAAACGTCAGTGGCGGCGGAACAATAACAGTAAATGCTAATGCCTATGTAAAGTGGTCTAGTAGATTTATTGTAATTGCAAATGGCAGAGGTTCTCATTTTAGCACTACAGGCTACTATGATATAGACTGTCCATTATCAGGAACAATTACGGGGGTTGGTGGGGCAGGCGACCTTACAGCAACTGCTGATGGCATACCTATAGCAGCTTGGCATGCTTTATATTATATTCTTCCTATAGGAAGTAATAATTTAAGTAACTCTGCTAATTTTAGAGTTTCTCAATATGGTGCAGATATTGAAATACCTCATAATTGGATACTGCTTTGTGTTAGGAATAATGATAATGGTATTTTCTACTTTCCTAATGGAATAACACTTAAACTTGGAAAATCGTTTATTACATCTATCAGTACGGATGATTTTGTTTCAGGTAATGTTGAGTTTGGTACAGGTAATTACACAAATATGAATACCGCTAGTAAAAGCGGTTTTTATACAGCAGACAATCCAACTAATGGACCATTTGGAGGTTGGACACAGTGGATAAATATAAGGGGTGCTTATTGGCCAGATGGCTCACAATATACCAACCAACTTGCGTTCAACATGTTTGGTACAGATATGCGTGTTCGGAATGCTTCTGGTGGTACATGGGGAAGTTGGGTAGCGGTATGGAACAGCGCTAACGATGGCGCTGGCTCGGGGCTTGATGCTGACCTGCTGGATGGATATAACATAGGTACTTCTGGTGGAGCTATTCCTATATTAAGTGGTGCAAATAGTTGGTCAGCCGGCCAAGTATTTTTAGCTGCTAGTGGCCCTAGATTTGCAAACCCATATTTTGAATGGAGAAAAGCAGATACTAGTAGAACAGGGTATATTCAGTTTACAGATGGTGGTGCATTAAATATTGATAATGAAGCAGGTGAAGCAAATTACATATTTGGTAAAACCAATTCTTATTTGTATAACTATGCAAGAAACGGGTTTTCGCTCATTTACTCTCTATCTAGTGGAACCAATAGCTCCTATATTCTATTAGGAAACGGTACAAGTGGAGAAAGATACAGGCTTTGGGCCGAAAACACAACCACTCTCTTCTTATCTGGAAATGGTGGTAGTACAAAACATTTTTCGTTCGATGCATCAGGCAACTTTATCGCCCTAGCTAACGTAACTGCATACGGAACACCTTCAGATCGTAAGTTTAAAACTAATATTCAAGATTTGCCTAATGCGCTAGAAACTGTAATGAAACTAAGACCAGTTACATTTGATTGGAGAAAAGAAACACCACAATATTCTCAAGTAAACCTAGTTAATGATGTTGGTTTCATCGCACAAGAAGTACAAGAAGTTATACCAGATCTTGTTAGAGAATTTGATGGAGATCTTTCCCTTAGAGAAAGAGGTATAGTCCCTTATCTTGTTGCTGCTATTAAAGAACAACAAGAGCAAATAAATAGATTGGAACAAATGATAAAGGAGAAATTATAATGGCTACATACACAGAAATATCTGTAGAAAATGGACAAGCAACTGTTGAATTTTTTGATGAAGTTAATGATGTAAAACATACACGACAGATTAACGTATATAATCTTACAGAAGAGCAAAAAATTGATCGGTATGAGTCACATCTAAGAACTTTTAATTATAGAATTGAGTTAGGAACATATAATCCGCCTACAACACAAGAAGTTATAGAGCCCGAAGAATGACACTAGCAGCATCTGGAGAATTAAGTATAGGAGGCTCAACCTCAAATAGGTCCATTAATTTGGAGCTACAAAGAGCTGCGTCTGCAACTACAAATCTAGATGAATTTGAGTGTAGGAGATTATGTAATAAACCTTCTAGCCTTGGTGTTATATCAATATCTGATTTTTATAGTAAAACCTATGGTGTTGTAGCAATGGATGCAAGCTACACTGCAGATAGTGGACTTCAAAACTTTGTTAATTCAGCTGCTATAATGTTTAAATCCAACGGAGATATTGACGTAGGAATTACTGATCCATTTGGTAGTTTTTCTTATAGTAATGTAGGAACCTGGATAAGTCCTGCAGCAGCAGCACATAATGGATATGAGATAAGAGTGCCCACTACACCTAGTTACAATGGTACTTTTTCAGGAGCTATAAATACTTGGGAATCTTTAGGGTCTAATAGAACTTGGAGTATAACACTTAATAGCTCAGGAAGTGGATTTGCAGACTTTAGTATTGAAATTAGATTTGCAACTACAGTTCTTGATAGTACTGCCGTATACTTAATTGCTGATGTAGGATAATATGCAAATATCTAGACCCTTATTAACTAATGCTTTAATGGACTTTCCCATCGAGGAAAGATTCCTTAAATTGAATGTAGAAGCTTACCTAGAACTTCTAGGTATTACACCTCTACATCCACAGGTAGCAATTATCAATGCTATTAATTGCCCAGACTACCGTTTTATCTGCGCAGCAATTTCTAGAAGACTAGGAAAGACTTATATTGCAAATATTATAGGTCAACTAGTTACACTGGTTCCTGGGTCTAACGTGCTTATTATGAGCCCCAACTACCGTCTATCACAGATCTCTTTTGATCTCCAGCGTTCCCTAATTAAACATTTTGATTTAGAACTTACTAGGGATAATGCTAAGGATAGTATCATAGAGCTTAGCAATGGCTCTACTATTCGTATGGGCTCTGTAAACCAGGTAGACTCCGTAGTTGGTCGCTCCTACGACCTAATTATCTTCGACGAAGCGGCTCTAACAGATGCAGGCGAAGAAGCCTTCAATATTGCTCTAAGACCTACACTAGATAAACCAAATAGTAAAGCTATCTTTATTTCAACCCCACGAGGAAAAAACAACTGGTTTGCCAAATTCTATAATAGAGGATTTAGTGATGAGTTCCCCGAGTGGTGCTCAATTCACGCAACCTACCTCGACAACCCACGTATACATCCTAGAGATATCGAAGAAGCTAAGCGTACTATGTCGGACGCAGAATTCCGTCAGGAGTATATGGCAGACTTCTCTACTTATGAAGGTAGAATTTGGAATTTTGATTTTGAAGGCCAAGTACGCGATCTATCCGATCTAGACCTAAGAAAGATGGATATTATCGGAGGACTAGATGTTGGATATAAAGATCCTACGGCTATGTGTATCATAGCGTATGATTTTGCTACAGAGACTTATTACGTAGTTGCTGAGTATTACAGCGTAGAAAGTACTACTTCTAAACACGCGGGGCATATGTCTTACTATATTGAAAAATATAACGTCGACTATATTTTCATCGACTCTGCTGCACAGCAGTTTAGAGCTGACCTTGCTGCCGACTTTGGAATTAGCACTATAAATGCCAAGAAGTCTGTTCTAGACGGCATCGCGCACGTAGGCGCAATTATAGACAATAACAAACTAGTCGTAGATCAAAAATGTGTAGAAACCCTCAAATGTCTAGAGGCCTATCAGTGGGACCCAAACCCTGGCCTCCTTAAAGAGAAACCATTACATAACTTTGCATCTCATATGGCGGACGCACTTAGGTATGGGCTTTACACGCATACTAATAGTCAAAGTAGTTTTTGATAAAGCTACTATTGCACATACATAATCCTAGCTATAAAAAATTTTACTTGACAAAATAAATAGTAAGAGATATAATGAGATCTAGAAACAAGAAAATAGGAGAATTTTAATGCCACATCCCACACTTACATATGTATTAAATACGAATGGTCAAACCACGGGTATGATCGACGTAGACTATACAGAAACAGCTATCTCTTTAAATATTACAGCCACTATTACTGTAACTTTACAGAGATCACTAGATGGTGGGACAACGTGGGTTAATGGTACTGCCTATACTACTTCTACAGTATTCAATGTAAAAGGTCCTGGCGAGTACAGGCTTATTGCTTCCGGCGTAACTGGGGGTAGTTGTACAGTTCAGTTCCTGCGAGGAACCCAGAGATAATGGATTTAAAGCGTTATCCTGTTAAAATGGTTCGAGATAGAGCTAAGTCAGCATACGTAAAAGCCGAGACTTGTGAAATATGTGGTACAACTGAGGAGTTACAACTACACCATTTCTGTTCTATGGCCGAATTATGGAATGCTTGGTGTTTGAAAAACAAATATAGACCAAACACTGTCGAAGAGATGCTAGAATTACGTGATATTTTTATAGAAGCGCATAAAAAGCAAATTTATGAGGATGTCGTAACACTTTGTAAGAAGCATCACGAACAGTTACATATGGTTTTTGGTAGAAATCCTATAATTTCAACCGCCATAGCACAAGGAAAATGGGTAAATGCTAGAAAGAATAAAGAGCTTCTTAGGAATGACGGAGAAATTAAACCCGTCCCAACCTCAGATCTATTATAATGAAGGCTCTAGTATTATGCCAACCCCAAATAACCTTTGGGGATTTTACGAACAACTTGGAGTTGTTAATCGTGGCGTAAATATGCTAGTAGATGCTTCTAGCCAAATTGATATTATCGTAGAAGAAGAAACTTTAGCACAAGATTTTCCGCCAGTTAGAGGCGTTAAAAGAGCTAGAGTTATTAAACTACTCAATTCCGAGCCTAATCCATTCCAGGATATCTCTACATTCCGCAGACTTCTCTTTACAGATTTAATTGTAGAAGGTAATGCTTTCATCTATTTTGATGGACTTCATATTTATCACCTTCCAGCAGATCTAGTAGAAATTCTTACCGACGAAAAGACTTACGTCTCAGGTTATAGACTTAACGCAACCACTTTTAAACCAGACGAAGTTATACATGTTAAAGACAATGCTGTAAGAGGCATTTATAGAGGTTCAAGTAGACTAAGAGCGGCACAAGTCTCTATGTCCTTACTCTATAGAATGGTTAAGTACCAAGATAGATTTTTTGAAAACGGAGCAATTCCAGGTCTTATCCTAAAATCACCAAATGCTCTCTCAGATAAACTTAAAGAGAGAATGATTGAAGGATGGCTTAGCGCCTATAGTCCGAATAATGGAGGTAAAAGACCTCTTATTCTAGACGGAGGCATGGAATTAGATAGATTAACTAACACAAGTTTTAAAGAGCTTGATTTCGAGACAAGTATTATAACCCAAGAACATGCAATTATGAAAACCTTGGGCGTTCCTCCGGTACTTCTAGATGGAGGCAATAATGCTAATATTCGTCCTAATCAGAGATTATTCTACATTGAAACAGTCATCCCTCTCGTAGATAAATTTATCCGAGCTTACGAAAGATTCTTTGGATTTAAACTAATTCCAGATAATGATATTCCCGGTCTTCAACCAGAACTTCAAGATCAAGCTGCCTTCTACTCTACACTAGTAAATACTGGTATTATTACAGTAAATGAGGCTAGAAAAGGTCTTGCTTACGAAGTAATGGAGAACGAGGATGCGCTTAGAATTCCTGCAAATATTGCAGGCTCAGCAGTCGATGCAAGTGTAGGCGGAAGACCGCCAGAAAGTAATAATGCTCAATAATAGAATTAAGACAGCTCAGGTAATTGCTGAGTTTCTAGCCGAGAAAGGTATTGATCCTAAGTCAATCCTTCCTTCTCAGTATTCAGAACTAGGTGGTCCAGTTAGAGTAATTTTAGTTAAAAGACTATTTGGCTCTTGGGGACGCGCTATGACGTTTACTCAAAAATATATGCCAGCACCTAAGGTTGAAGAAAAGCCTAAGCCTCAAGCTAAATCAAAGGATAGCAAACCGGCACCTAAGGCAGATGCTGCCGTGGCACCCGCTAAAACTGATGGTGTAGTGGAGTTAAAGCCCGATGGCGAAGTATAGAGGTAAGACTATAAATTTAGTTCCTACCGATGGTATGAAGTCAGAAGCTCTCCGTGGTCTTGCTTGGAGAGATGAAGGCAAACCGGGCGGAACTTTAGTTGGAATGGCTAGAGCTAATCAGCTCAAAAATAAAACAGAACTTTCCCCTCGTACAGTAAGAAGAATGTTTTCCTTCTTTTCTAGACACGAGGTAGACAAACAAGCACAAGGCTTTTCTCCTGGTGAGGAAGGTTATCCTAGTAAGGGTAGAGTTGCTTGGGCACTTTGGGGTGGTGATGCAGGATTTTCCTGGTCTAGATCTAAAGTGGCTCAACTTGACAGATTAGACGGTAAATCCTTGGAAATGCCGGAGGAAGAAGATCCCGAGGAAGAGACTCCAGAAGAAGAAGACAGCGAAGATGAAGTAGCTGGTATGTTAATTGAAGATAATATTGATAGTATTATTGATGTATCTGACAAACTTTATAACACGCTAGGCGACGAAGATAATCTACCCGGCCACATTATTTCTAAAATTATCTTAGCTACTGATTATATTAGAGATGCTCGTGACTACGTAAAGATGGAAGAGAAACAGCTAGATCCTGAATATGATTATGAAGGAGCAATGGCTAAAGATGAGCTTCGTATCTTAATATCGGCAGCACAAGAAATTAAAGGACTACTTACTGAAGAAGTTAGCTTACCCAAGTATCTTTACGATAAGGTAATCCTAGCAGAAACCTATATCAAAGACTCTTATGAGTATTTAAATGGTAAGAAAGCAGGTCCAGACGAACTAAAAGTAGGCGATTTTGTAGAGTGGAATTCTAGTGGTGGAATGGCTCGTGGCAAGATTAAAAAGATAGTTAGGGATGGGGAAACCGGAATCCAAGGAATTAGTGGTACACCAGACAATCCAGCAGCAGTTATTACTGTTTGGAGAAAATCTGGAGAAGAATACGAAGAATCGGATGTAGAAGTTGCACACAAATTTTCTACTCTAAAAAAGATTAGGAGCCTAATGAAGCAGAATAAAATCTTTACTATTATGTCGAAAGTAAAAACTGTTTCACAGAATGCTTCGACTATTAAAATTCGTGGAATGGCTTCCACAAAAGATATTGATAGAGTAGGGGATATTGTAGAACCAGATGCTTGGACAAAAGGTGGTCTGAAAAATTATACAAAGAATCCTATTATTCTATTTAACCATGATTACAATAAACCAATTGGTAAAGGAACCGACTTCAGAGTTACAAAAGATGGATTAGAAATTACAGCTGAAATTAGTAAAGCCGATCCTTATATTGCTCAACTTATCGAAGATGGTGTACTCAGTACATTCTCAATTGGATTTAAAGTAAAAGATGCCGACTATATGAAAGATACAGGCGGCCTCTTAATTAAAGACGTGGAGCTTTTCGAAGTTTCCGTAGTGAGTGTACCAGCTAATCAAGCTGCTACGTTTGAAGTAGTCAAGTCTTACAGTCAAGACGAGTTTGACACATATAAGAAAGGGCTATTAGTGCCCGTTAGACCAGTTGTTGGTCAGAACGAGGGCGCTATGCCCTTGCAAGGAAAAAAGAAAATGGATGAAGAAGAATTAAAGGCTCTTATTGCAAGGCAAGTTTCAGCAGCTGTAAAAACAGCTGAGCAGGAACGCGAAGCCCTAGCAGATAAAGCTCGTAAAGAAGCAGAAGTTGCTAAAGCCCAAGAAGAAGCCGTAACGAAAGTTGCAGCTGCTGCAGGCGTTTCCGGCGCAGAAAGACTACTTGAAGAAGTAAGAAAAACTTTCGCTGCTGGTCAGGAAAATACTCAAAAAGAAATTGAAGAACTTAAGCGTGCACTCGCTGATCGTTCTGCTGAAGTTAACGCACTTCAGAATTCTAAGCGCGTTTTTGTTCAGCAAAATGAAAAAGACTGGCAGAAAGCTTTTGAATCTGATCTTCGTACAGCTAAACTTCTCGGAGTTGCTCTTGGAAACAAGGGTATTAGAGACACGAAGTTCGGTCAGTCAGTTCTAGAAAAAGCTACAAATGCAATGTCATCTGTTGCTGCTCCTACAGCTACTTCGATCGAAGTATTTGAAAATATCGTTTCAACATCTGTTGAGCGCGATATCCAGAACGGTCTTGTTCTTGCCCCTCTCTTTAGAGAGATTCAAATGCAAGCTGCAACAATGTCACTACCTATTCTGCCTGACTCCGGTTACGCAGAATTCACAGCTGTAAAGTCACCTACAGCTGCTGCTCCTCAGGGTAACATTGAAGAGCGTGGCGATACATACGGCTCACCTTGGGCTGGTGTTGACCTCACACAGAAGACGATTTCTACAAAGAAGTTGATTTCTATCACTTACCTCGCTAATGAAACAGAAGAAGACACAGTTCTTGCTATTCTTCCTCTCATTAACGAAACAATGGTTCGCTCTCACCAGCGCGCTGTTGAGCATGCAATGCTCCTCGGCAACCATACTCAGGGCGTATATGGTAACGGTGGTACTTCATTTGCTGGTCTAGCTGCTCACGCTCTAGCCAACTCACTTGAAGTTGCTACAGGTACAACACCATTTACCTCTGCTGCTCTTACAAGCGACGATCTTCTCGTTCTTCGTAAGTCACTTGGTAAGTATGGCGTACGTCCTAACGAAGTAATTTACATCGTTTCACAGCGTGCTTACTTCGAACTTCTCCAGGATGCTGAATTCCAAGATACAAATCTTGTGAATCTTCAGGCTACAAAACTTACTGGTGAAGTTGGTAATATCTATGGTTCTAAAGTTCTGCTTTGCGACGAGTTCCCAACACCTGCCGCAACAAAACTTTATGCTATGGCTGTCAATCCTCGTAACTACATCGTACCTCGTCTACGTGGAGTTACTCTTGAGTCACAGTATGTACCTCGTTTACAGCACCGTGAACTTGTTGCTACACAGCGTCTTGGAATGGACACAATCATTTCAGGCGGAACATCTGCTGCTAGCCGTAAGTACGGAGCTACCTAATAGTAGAGTAGGGAAGGCGTGGGCTTTCGAGTCCACGCCGACTCTTTTGAGGAAAAAATGTTACTATCACTTGCACAATATAAGCTACAAAGAGGTATCAACAGTACA